CCCCATGCTGCTAGGTATGGCGTACCTGGGAAGACTCAAGTCGTGGTCTATCGACAACACCATGCTGCAATTAACTATGGAAAGGAGATAGACCATGGATCGCTGGTACCCTCCGACACGTCTGGAGCAGTTGGAAGAGCAAATACCGGACGGCGGTTGTTTGCTGGTGTTCGCCCAAACTCAAAAGCAGATCCTCAATTGGCGAAGCTCAGTTGGGAAGGTATTTCACGTCATGACGTGCAATCCACAGCGTGCCGGTGCTCAGAAGAGGGGTTTTGACCCCCAATCCTTGCGCGATATTTACATCACTAGGAAGACTTAGGTAAGTCTTACTGCCACAATCCCTAGCGGCTTGACTTCAACCCGGATCGGCGAGAGCATTATTCGCCCGCTCCGGGTTGGAGGATTACACATATGGAAGAGTTTCTGCGAAATCTTGACCTTGAACAAGACTCGGTTATCAGAGAATTTCTCTCGCACGCCGAACGGTTGAATCCGCCTGACCGCAATGTGATTGGTTGGTTGCGTGACTTACTAGGACCGGCACCGTTCACAACAGGTGCCCCATGATCAACATTCTACGCTTGCGCGCTATGATCGCGGTCGGCGCTACCGCGACTATGATCGTTGACGCCATAGAGGCAGAGCAGAGGCGAGCGAAGCCACCAAAGACCAAGCAATTGATTCCCGAAGATTGGGAACCGCAAGTAAACGACACCACCTATGCCTTGATGTGGTCACCAGCGAAGACCAAGGAAGAAATAGCCAGATTCAGGGACTACCATCGGGCAAGGGGGAATCAATTCTCCGACATCAACGCCGCCTGGCGCAATTGGGTGACATCCCCCTATCAAAAGCACTGGAACAACAATGGAACACGTACCGTCGTCGATGCCTCCCGCGACCTCCTCCGACAAACTCAGGACTGCTGCCGAGGGAGCGAACCGACTCTTCCGTTCCTACCGTAAAGGTGACGCCAATGACCCGGACGGATACGTGGCGGCGGTCGCGGCTGTCTTATCCCTGTATCAAGATTGGGTTATCCGGGTCGCCACCGATCCTAGGACCGGCATCGGGACCGTGGAACCATACACACGCTATATGCCAAACCCCGGGGAACTAAAGCTCTTTTGCGACAATCTGGCGGCACGGGCCGCCCGCCTAGACCGCTGGCGGAGCCTGCCGGGTGGAAACCGATACCATGGGTTTACCCAGTTGCCCCCCGATCCTCACCCAGGCCCCGATGGGCGCCACCCACCAGGCACCATTTTGGCCAACTACAGCGAGGCTGTACGGCTGTACGGTAAGCCAGTTGATAAGGAGGGTACACGGACAGCCCAAGAGGCAACCCCTAACCCAGCGCATTCCCAGCCCCGCCTCGATCCTACGGTAACCGGAGACCCTTCAGAATGGGCATTATGAGCTTATTGAGCACAATCTTCCAACCATCGTCGCCCCCGAGTGCGGGGCAGGTCACCGCTATCCTCAACAGGAGTTCCCCAGCAATGGCCACCGCCACGATTAACTTTGTCAACCCCACGACCCGCGTCGATGGATCGGCGCTCGATCCGTCCCAGATCGCCAGCGTCGATGTCTTCGACAGCATGGCGACAATCAAAATCACCACTATCACAGCGCCTATTTTCTCTTACACCACCGGCCTCCTGACGCCTGGCGTCCACAACTTCACGGCCGTCTGGAATGATTATGGTGGTAATAGCTCGGCCCCGTCCGCGTCCGCGTCCGTGACGGTTCCGGCGCCGATCGCAAACCCGAGCCCCGGCACAATCACTGCCGTTCTGAACCCTTGAGGCTTATGTCTCCCGGATCGTAATCCCGTACTGAGCCTTGACCATCTTCTTTTTCAGCCGGTACATCTGGGTTTGGTAGCCCTTCACGTCCTCGACCACCCGGATGGTTCGAGGGCCGCCATTCCCATTCGCCGTTTCGAAATAGGCAAAGTCGGCGAAGTAACTGCAAACTTTTTGCGCTTGTCCGGTTTCACATGACCTGATGTGGATTTCGTATTCGGGCTCCAGCTCCAGCCCCCGGATGAGTCCCTGCTTTTCCAGCAGTTTCAATTCAGCGTATCGCTTTGCCTGTTTCATGCTGGGAAATATGATTCCGTCCACCGTCCGCTCCCGCGTGTCGGGCGAGACGTTGTACTTGCTGGCGCCCGCGCGCCGCCTCTTGTTGAAAGCCTTATACTGCCCGACAGTCAACCTGACCGGATCGTCCGGATAAGGTATCCTCATGATGCCTCCTTCTTCTTCAACCGTGTACACACCAATCTGACCCAATGCGCGGTTGGGCCGCTTTGCGGGGGGCCGTTGGCCTCCCAGCCGATTATGGTGGTGCGGCCTACCCCGAACCGTTTGGCGAACTGAGCCTGTGTTTCGCCTAGTTGTGTGCGCAGTTCAAGCAGATCATAGCCCGTAATCACGAAATCATCTATCATCAGCGGCATCCTATATGTCAGGACTTGACACCTTAGTCAAGATATGACATTTGTGGAGGCCAGTCAAACGGAGGACAACATGACGCTTATTACCCGCGATATCGCCGCCAAGGTTCTGGCCGTTATCGACAAGGGATTGGTAAAAGGTGTCGGCAAGCCGGTGCCGGGCCAGATGTGTGTTGAGGCCGCCGTGTGCTACGCACTCGGCCTACCGCATGGTGACGAACCGGACTGCGTGGCGCGCTCGCTCCGAGCACTGAAAATCAGGCTCAACGATTCCAACTGGTCTTCGGACGAGGCCCGCGCCCGGGGATTGCGCCGTCTCGCAGTGGCCCAACTCGGTAGTGCCGGCTTTCTGGATGACCTCAAATTTTCCAAGAGATGCGCTGAATTGGCGATCCGAACTTGCGTGCCGCAGGCACTTTGTGCGGCAGCTTCAATCCAGAAAGACCCTAACCACAAAGCCGCTCTGATTGCGTCAGCCAATGAATGCGAGGCCAAAGGCACGCGAAAGGCGGCGCTTGAGGCGAAGATGGTAGCCTCCGCCGCCGCCGCCGCCGCCTACGCCGCCGCCGCCGCCTACGCCGACGCCGCCTCCGACGCCTCCGACGCCGCCGCCTACGCCGCCGACGCCTCCGACGCCGCCTCCGACGCCTACGCCGCCGCCGCCTCCGACGCCGCCGCCGCCGCCTCCGACGCCTACGCCGCCGCCGCCTCCGACGCCGCCGACGCCGCCTCCGACGCCTACGCCGCCGCCTCCGACGCCGCCGACGCCGCCGACGCCGCCGCCTACGCCGCCGACGTCTCCGCCGCCGCCTCCGACGCCTACGCCGCCGCCGCCGCCGCCTCCGACGCCTACGCCGCCGCCGCCGCCTCCGACGCCGCCGCCTACGCCGCCGACGCCTCCGACGCCGCCAAAAAATCCGCTCGCGATAAAGTGCTCGCTGACTTTGCCGAAGGCGTCGTTCAAATTCTGATCAAGATGAAGGCGCCAGGCTGCCGGTGGCTAAAGCTTACGAAGGTCGCAGCATGACCACGGTAAAGATGCACGCGGAAGAGGCGGCGGTGCTCATAGCCAGCGAGTGGGATGGTGATCCCGCGATCGGCATTGACATTATGCTGGGCGCGGCATCGCTGATGTTCGCGCACGGCGTCAGAAAGGGAAGCCAGCGATCGCGTCAGCGGAATTTCAAGGAAATCGACGCCGCGATAGATTCCATGATGCTCGACCTCCGGGCCAGATGCTACCGTGCATTGGGGGATATGCCGAAATGACTCTGACCGCCGAGCAACAGGCGAAGCGAGCCGGCAAGTTGACCGCCTCCCGTATAGCCGTATTGATGACCGGGGACGAAGCCGGCATCATGCGGCTGTACCAGGAACTGATTGGGGAGATTCCACCGGAGAATTTGGATGACGTATGGGCGGTCCAGCTTGGGGCGGTTACCGAGAAGCTTAATCTAGATTGGTTCGAACGCAAGAATAATTGCATACTGAAGGCGCGCGGGGAAGTCATCCAGCACCGGACGCTCTCATGGGCGGCGGCAACACTTGATGGGTATTGGATTGAAGGTTGTTGTGTCGTCGAATGTAAACACGTCGGCGGGCGCGAGCCCATCGAAACTTTGATTGACCGCTACCAACCGCAAATGCAATGGCAGATGGAGTGTACAGTCACAACCAGATGCGCCCTTTCCGTCATCATGGGCGCCAACGAGCCCATTGTAGAATTTGTGGACAGAGACACGGCATATACATTCGAATTGGTGGCACGCGCCAAGTCGTTCATGGCTTGCGTCCAGATGCGTATACCGCCGCTCGAAATGGCACCCCTGCCGCCGCCGGCCAACGCAACGAAGATCAGAGATATGGAGGGCAACAATGTCTGGGCCAATCACGCGGAAATCTGGATCGGCACGCGTCGGTCATCTGAAATCAACAAGGATTCAGAAAAAATCCTCAAAAGGCTCGTCCAGCCGGAAGACAAAAAGTGCTTCGGGCACGGAGTCCAAATCACCAGAGATCGTGCTGGCAGGCTCTCTCTCAGACCTATTCGACCTGATTAATTCCCGGGCAACGCGCCCTTTCAAAAGGTGGTTTCCATGAACAAGCAAGAGATCGCTACCCAAGCCGTGCCGCCGCCTTCCCATAAGCTGACGTTTTCCAAGGAGAACGTGGAGCTGATCAAAAGGACGATCGCCAAGGGCGCGACCGACGACGAGCTTAAGCTGTTTCTGTACCAGTGTGGGCGGACGGGGCTCGACCCGCTGGCTCGGCAAATATACGCCATCAAGCGGTGGGACTCTGTACAGCGCCGGGAGGTGTTGGGGATACAGACATCCATTGACGGGTTTAGACTGATCGCCGAGCGTACCGGGAAATACACCGGGCAACTTGGGCCGTTTTGGTGCGGAGAAGACGGCGCTTGGACTGACGTGTGGCTGAAGAAGACACCGCCGGCTGCTGCCAAGGTGGCGGTGTTGCGCGAAGACTTCACCGAACCTTGCTGGGCGGTAGCCCTCTGGGACTCGCATGTGCAAACGAAGAAAGACGGCACGCTGAGCCGTATGTGGGCCACGATGGGGCCGATGATGTTGGGCAAGTGCGCGGAGTCGCTTGGGCTGCGCAAAGCGTTCCCGCAAGAACTGTCGGGCCTCTATACGTCAGACGAGATGCACCAAGCGCAGGAGCCGGTGCAAGTCGTTGTAGAGAACGAGAACGAGGGCAATAATAACAAGAAACCGCCCGGCGTCGTGCAGCCCAAGAAGGCGCCTGTTATCACCGCTCCCATGGTAGAAGACGCCATGGAGGGGGAGGAGCCCATGGCCAAGCCTGTGACCTTGGAGGACGAGGCCCGGGAGGCCGCCAAACGCGGGCGCGCGGAGTTCCAAGTGCTATGGCGCCGCTGCGACAAGTCACAGCAGAGCGTACTACAGGGCATCAGCGATGAACTGCGCGGCCTGATGGACACTTTCGAGCGCGAGCAGATCGAGCGCGAGCGGATCGCAGAAGAAACAGGAGAGGTTCAATGATCGAGAAGGCAGAGAAAGAGGCGTTGCAGGGGATTGCGGACGAGATTGAGCAGACTAGGAAAACACTTCCGTCCGCAGAAGTGTCAATCAGGCGGCTTTGTATCGAGTACGCGATTAAGATTGGTGCGGGTCATGACTTCAAGCTGGAGGCCATGGAGGGGCTGATCTGCTTTCTGCATCGGTTTCTCGTGCTGCCGGCGGACCAGTGGATGCCTAGCTACCTAGGACAGACACAGACGCTTGCGCAGGGATTTGGATTGTCGGAGGGGTCGGTGCTGCGGACGCCACAAACAAGGCAGACGCTCGCGCCTGAGTCAGAATGGCCGCCGCTGTAAGCCCCGAGATAAACGCAGCCACGCCCGGCGCTGCAAGGTCTACGTTGCGCTGGGCGAAGAAGAACCGATGAGTTATCGGATCGGTGTTCGCCTTGGCGGCCAACAGCGCATATTCTGCCGGCGTCAGCCTTGAGAGCACAGTGGCGATGTCAACCATTTGGGGCGGCACATCCACGAAAGCCGCCACTACAGCATTGGCAGCCGCCATCTGGGCCGGCGTTGCACTTGGTTGGAAAAACACCTTCCCATCACCGGCCACGCCATCAATGGGAGCTACCGCTGCTAAGGCGGCATGGAGCGTCTGGAGATTTCTGATCACAGCCATATTGAACCCGTCAGCGCGTTGGTGCTTGAAACGTCAAATGTATTTGCGTTGGTACCATCACCTGCCTCCATCGCAGTAACAAGGTGAGCGCCTAGGGTTTGAACCTCAAAAATAGACGGGACGTTTGAAAACAAAGCCGTTGCCACAGTTGGAGACAACTGAATATTAGTTGAGAACGATATTGACGTATCCAAACCCATGCCTACGACTCCACTAGATGATGCCGCTGAAGCCGTTTGAACTATCGTTCTGTAAGTAAAAAGAGATTGCTTCTCAGCAGCCCCGCTAACCCAAGCAATTTCGTTTCCGTTGGAGGCCCTAGCCTGCCTTGCGATTCCTGATGTGTAAGTATATGACGCCCCGCTGTCTACTACACGAGTCAAGAACAGTGCTTGATTATAGTAATTATAAACACCAAAAAGCGACCCGGTGCCGCCGGATGCGCTCCCGCCGAAAACAAAATTTAAGGCGCCATTAGCCGGACCAGGTACAGTACCTATGCCGCCGCCAGTCCAAATAGTTCCCAAATACGATCCTTGATTTGCTGCTAATGAGATTGTTATGCTAGGAGTGGTGCGGGCGGTAGCAAGACTTGCGTTAGTGAGAAACCCTCCAAAGATAGCGAGCAAAGTTGCTCTCACCGTATTGCTTGTCCATTGAACGGTACATAAAGTAGGAACTCCAGCAACAAGAGTCATAAATACATCGTGGACAGTGTTTGCCGGCCAATTGGCACTTCCGGCCAAAACAATCGACAACCCAACTATATCACTTAATCCTGAAGTGAACTGCTGCATCACGATGATGCTGCCGTTGTAGACCGGACAGAATGAGTGAATATATGGAGCATAGTACAGCGTAAGTTGTGATGTTTGGCTGGCGTTCATGACGGGAACGCCTGATTGAACGGTCAACCGGCCGCCTGGAGCAAACGATGTGGCTTGACTGGCGACCGGAACAGCAGGCGCCTCCAAGAAGAAACCGCCAGAGCCAGAGTTGAGCGATTGACTGAAGGTGGCGACATATTCGACGCCAGAAAGAATGCTTCCGACATTGGCCTGCGTAACGCCATCAGCGAGGTACAAGGGCAGGAAGCCGAGACCAGCGAACTGAAGCGTAACGGTTGAGGTGGAATTCCCAGAGGCACGGAACCGAAAGCCGCACAACTCTGTATAGGCCGCCAGCGTCGGGCAATTGACTACAGGAAGAAGCGAGATTGTGTTAACGCCGGTAGATGTAGACGGGATGCTGCTGATCGCCGCCACCTGTTGGAACATCGTATCGAAGTCCTGCAATTGCTGAGGACTAGGAAGCGTGGCAAAGGTGATCGGCCAAGTCATAGGCTACATCGCAAATACAACAACACCGGCAGCGGTGTCGTTCACGTCCTGGTTGGCAAGGTCGAATATCTGGACGGAAGAGAACGTCGGCACTGGCATCTCTACCGGAAGCGCCATTGTTTGCATGAGGGGCAATGTGACGGAGGCCAACGGGGTTGCAGCGCCCGCAAAAAGGCGCGGTGCTTGGCTGGCCGTGATGAGGGCTTGGGCTGGGCATTGCCAAAGTATGCGGCTGGATGGATCAAGAATCTGAATTATGATCTGACGGTTCCCGACCGTCGAGGTGGCTGTGTAGAGGAAAGAGATTGCCGGGATGACGGCAAACGACGAATTGAGAAGCGGAATGTTTTTCCCGGTAGATACGCCTAGGATTCCAGAAAAGACCGCTTCCCCTACCGTGCCGGGGCGCATAGACATTTATGCTCTCCTTTTACGGCCACTCGTAGACAGTAACGGGCGTCGTGGTCGAGAACCCAGACCATCCTTGCCCGATGGAAGGAGCATTCAAGGGCGGCGAGTAGCACGGCACCGTGCCCGAGGCCGTCACTGGAACGCCTACTGTCCCAGCGCCGTTGGCAGAAGGCGTGATGGCGGTGACGATCGCGCCCGTATTTCCGCCAATGCCGTTTCCGAGCGGTGCAATCCAGAGAACGTTGGTGCCGCCTGGATTGCAAATCTGGAGCGCGTGGCGGGTCGGGTTGGCGCCTATGATCGTCTGCGCCGTAGTCACGGCCGTATAGGCGTAGATGTTGGGGCCTAGTGCCGTAGATTGCGCGTGTGTGCGGGGAACAGTGAGTAAGTCAAGTATGGCGGCCGTGATGAAGCAGACGGCAGTCAAAGTCAGCAAAATCCCAAGAACTTGTTTCATAGCATTACCCTCTCTTGTAGTAGACGACCACCAGTGGCAGGAGCACCACCAGAGCATACGCAACAGCGGTCCCGGTGCGCCACGGGATGGGCTCCCAGACCGCGTATCCAAACATCACAATGGCGCCCATCGTGGCCAGAAGGCCGAGGAGCCTGGCCGAGATTACATCGAGCGCGGCCGTGAGGATCGCCGGGTAATTCTGTTGGACCTGTTTCGGCTCCGGTGCTTCCGGCATGGGCTGAAACTTGATTGGGCGGACGATAGAGGCGGCCGGAGGCGGGGGAGCGGCGCTGCGAGGTCCGTCATAAAGCTCCCCCGGGTCAACTCCCGCCGGTATCGGCTTATTTCCTGAAGAAGCTTCCATCTCCGCTTTCTCCCGTAACCTTGTGTCTCACAGCCAGCAGCTTGGCACCTGCCTCGATCGCCTTAAGTCGGTCGGAGGGCGAAATCTCCGGGTTTTTGAGCACCTTGCGAATCTCGCGCTCCAGCGTATCCAAAAACGTCGATTCCTTGGGCTTGGTCATTCTAGCCCATCTTGCCCCGGATTAGACAAAACGTCCATAGCGGATCGGGCGGCAGCCGACGGTATAATAGCTTGCCGATTTGGTATCTGCGGTGCAATGCGCGCTGCCACCGGAGCGCCCAAAGGGCTTTCTGCCTTAATCATATCCCCCAACTCGCGAATTTCTCGCTGCGTAAGATAGACGCCAGAACGCCGAGCTAATTCGGTAACGGCTGCAAAAACGGTCGCCGCTCCCAAACCACCTTGCAAGTCTGCCATGACAGTACCGGCCGCAGATACCGGGCCTGATGGGGCATATTTCCCGGCATAGCGAGCCGCATTGCGCAGTTTTGTCCCAGAAACGATTTGCTGCATTTTAGCTCGAGTCTCTGGCGAGAATCCGCGCACCTTCTTTGGATTGTCGAGAATCCCCCGGATATTCTGCCGCATTGCGTTTTCGGTATTGGAGCCTGAACCAGACACAGATGCCCGATTTTCCCCTACCTGCTGCGCCCTCTCGACAGCTTCCAGCTTCTTGTGCGCCCTCCAGCCCGAGCGTGCGCGCTGCCACTGTTGCGTGGTGAACGCAGGGTCGCCTTTAATGACTTGAGATGGATGGAGATTATCTATCCACCTTTCTATGGATCCCCGAACGATACTGGCGGCTTGTCCATCCGCCGTCCAAGGAGGGACATCCCCCAACGCTTGATGGACATCAAGAATGTGGGCAATCTGGTTGGTGGAATTTGATCTATTTGCCTCTAGTTGTTTAAGGCCCTTAAAGGTTCGAGGAGCCCCCCCTTCTCCTACCTCTACATGAAGAGCGCGATCCAGATCGGTGCGAGCCCCGTTCACTAAGTTATCCATGGCGGCAGGCCGCACTTGCAGCCGCGCGTTAGAAATGGCTTCATATCCGGCCTGCGAATCGGCCTTGATGGCTTGATCGGTCGGAAGTTGTTTGGATAGGCGAGAAGCTTGACGCTCCGCCCCGGCTATTCCGGTGCCTGCTCCTCCCACGAGACCCCCGAGAAACCTACCGGCGCCAGGGTGATCAAGAGATTCGCCCAGTTCTCCTCCAGCTTCAGCCCCGAGGCCGCCTCCCAACGTAGTGGCAGCCTTGATGAGCTTGCCGCCGGGACCGATCACCGAGGACGGCAGGAACTCACCGACCGACTGTCCGTAACGCCCAGCGGTGGTTTTTGGCTCTTGGAACTTGCCAAAGACTTTCTCTACTGGTTTGGTAAGCTCTTCCGAAGTTGCTAGAGCGTAAGAATTATCTTTCGGCGGTTCTTGACCAGTCAGGTAATCAATCCCCTTGTTGAGGCCTGATGCGATGTCTCCCGGCAAGCCGGCGAGGCCGATAGTCCCCTTGGCAACGCCGCGCCCGAAAGACGTGGCTACATCGCCCAATGCAGAAGGCTCGTCCGGCTTATAGTTGGATTTGGCATAGGCCATTATCTGATCGTCAGTCGCGCCTTCTGGAGCGTTAAAGCTCAAGGTGCTTCCGTCTGGTGCTTTGACGCTGACCTTGCCCATCAATGCCTCTCTATTGGTCCCCAGCCCTCATCGTCAGGAGGAACACGCGCTCCCCCCTGGCTTATAGGCATCGGGGCGCCTGCCGGTGATGCACCTTCGCGCGTTTCCTGAGTCGCGCTCTTGGACGCCTGCACCTCTTTCCAAAGCCGATTGATCTGGACCTGATATGCCTGCGGGCTTGTTGCCACACTCAAGATGCCGTTGGCTTTTTGCTCCAAACGATCATTGATACGTGGAACTCCCAACGGGTTCATAGCGCGCGTGTAGGCATTTATAAGCGCGAAGTTGGCCATGATAAAATCGTTGTAAGCAGGATCACTGCTGCCGGCCTCCCATTGCTGTTGCAGTTTATTCCATGGCACAAACTTCCCGCGCGGTAATGCTTTGGATGTTTCCATCGCCTGCGGTATCAATTGGGCGACTTCGTTAGAAGCATTTTCGACCCGGGCAGATTGAGTCCCAGACGATCTTCCATAGGATTGCTCCTGCGCTAACGCGCCAGCGAATTTCTTGACATCTTCTGATGTGGCATTGGGGTTTTCCTGAAGGTATTTCCTGATAGCCATTGTGCCGGCGGTGCCACGACTAGGGTTGGTCATAGAATCATACTGTTCTTGAAGACGAGCCCAGCCTAGCTTTATTTTCTCCGCAGCTTGATCGTGCTTATCCTGAAATTCTCTCACTTTCTCGTTGGCTTGCGCCAGCATAGTGTAGTTGCGCTGGTTGGCTAAGTTATAGCTAATCTCGTCTTGGTGCTGAGATGCGACCAGTTTGTATTCCTCCATCTTCTGGTCGAGATTTAGCTTCTTGTTACGCCAAATGCGGTCGTATTGATCGAGCATGGATCTGTTGTTCGTGCTCACCTCATCGGAAGCGGCTTTCCACTCCTCCATCTTCTGTTGGAATATCTGAAACTTGCCTTGCGTGAATCCTTGGATTGCACCAGAGAAGGCATTAAGGGAAGCGGTAGTACCGCGCCGGGACAAGCCTCCAGCGAGAGCCGCCATGACGGTGGCTATCTGCATGTACTCCATCATACCTTGCCCGATCTGGGAGGCCTGCGGGGCCTTGGGGGCGGCTTGGAGACCGGGAGGCTGCATGTTGCCTAGCTGCGCACCCTGCGCTTGGATGTCTTTCAGCATAGGGCGGAGCGCGGCTTGCTTTTGCTCTTGGAGTTGGCCGCCGGCATCTTGGAGGGCCTTCAATCCGTCCATAGAGAGTTGCGGTGTGGCGCTTGCCGGCTGTTGTGGTGGCTGGGGAGGTCCACCCGCTATTGCGCCCTGTCCCCACGATGGCATTGGGGGCGGAGGCGGAGCGTCGAACATCGACCCCGCTCTTTGGTCAAAGGTCTGGCCGTCGTCTGCCATGAATCACCTATGCGACCTTTTGTCCCAAGTTGCTGAACGCCGCGATCATGCCGAACGATTGCAGGGCGGAGGATATGCTCTGCTGGAAGGCGGTATCCTGCTGGACCTGTATCTGGGCCGCTTGCATAAGGGTGGCATCGGTCGCGCTCGTGGCCGCATTGGCGGCACCTGCCGCGCTGAACGCCGTCTTGACGAGATTGTCGATCATGGCCTGCTGCTGGGCGAGCGCCTGCTCGTCAATCTGGGCTTTTCCCTGCACCCATTGGGACGTAGCGGTAGGATCGGCGTTCCCCTCGTTCGCAATCTGCTGATAAAGCTGGTTGTATGAGTCTTTCTTGAAGATGTCGATTTGTGCCGCCTGCGCCGGGCTTATCTGGTTGTTATTGGCCAGCGCCAAGTCGGTGGCCGCCGTCTTGTTGTATAGCGGCACGTTGGTATTGCCGCCCGCCACGGCGTTGTTAGTCGCCGCTTGGGCCGCGCTCGGCAGTGGCGGCGTCCCCTTCATGGCATTGTACCCAATGAGGCCGAGCGGGAGCGCGAGTTCTGCCGCTTTTGTCCATGGGCTCGACAAGACGCTACCGACCTCGCTGGTAAGACTTGGAGAGGCGGCCGCAGGGGTAGCGGCTGCGGCCGGCGCGGCTGCCGCTGCGGCCCCGGCGGCCGTGGTATCGGCGCCAGCGGAAAATGGAGCGGTCGCATTCGGCACAGGGGCGGAGCCGGCCCCAAAGGCCGTCGCGGCCGTGCTCGCCTCTGTGGGCGGAGCGGCGGCAGTTGCGCCAAGATTGGCGGCGATATTAGTATCGCCTGTCGCAGCATAGTCGGCGGCCGAACTCAACCCGCCAGATATTCCTGCGGGCGAACTAGCGACCGCCGTAGGGGCGCCACCTCCGACCCCAAGGCCTGGCGCTGCGGCGGGCGTTGGCGCAAAGCTCAAGGCATCGCTGGCGGCCCCACCGAGGCCGGTGCCGCCTTCTACGGAAGTCCCTAGGTCTCCCGCTGCCGCAAGATCGGCCGCACTGAGCCCGGCGCCGGCCGCTCCTACGTCTGCCGTTGGCGCGGCCCCGGCGAGCACATCCCCGGCACTGGCTGCACCTGCGGCTCCTAAATCTGCGGCTCCCGCTCCGGCCGCCCCTGCTGCGCCCCCCAAGTCGGCCGCCAAGCCACCCTCTGCTGCCACCTGCCCCGCAATGTCACCGGCCGCGATCGCGGGCGCTGCGCTGGCGGCCACCTCTGACCCCAAACCAGCCGCCAATCCTGTGTCTGCCGCCGCCGCCCCGAGACCCGCATCGGCCGCCGCCCCAAAGCCCAAATCTGCCCCAATTGTTGCCCCAATGTCCCCAAGGCCACCGAGACCGAAAAGATCAGCAATGCCTGCTGCTGCAAGATCAAAGCCCATGGGGTTACCCTAGTGCCGCCAAGGCATCCGGCGAGAGTCCTGGCTGCGGCGATCCTAACACGGTTCCACCGGGAACGTACGCGCCGCTGTTGGGGTCAAAGACTGGTCCCAATGTGGCCCCGGATGGGGAGGGTAGGCCTGGCGGCCCCGAGGGCGGCTCTTCCCCCCCGAGCACGGTAGTAGCCGGGTTGGGGTTGTAGCCCCCAGCGTTAACTGGCGGGAATACGAATGGGGGCGGTCCCGCTGGTCCTGGTCCTGATGGCCCGGCTGGTCCTGGTCCTTGCGGCCCTGATGGTGACGAAGGGATCGCTTGGGTGATCTGAGCGGCCAGCGTTTCCGGGGTCAGGGGAGGCACTGGCGTAGTGCTGCTGCCTGGTGCCGGCGCCCCGAGTCCCGATGTGTCGGAAGGCGGGTTGGAGAGCGTGTCGAGCGCGTTGGAACTGATCGACGGCGTTGTGGTCGATGAGGGGGTGTTTCCCGGAGCCGTGGGCGCACTCGGACTGCTTATGGGAGAAATGCCGGTGTCCGATCCGGCCGGAGCTGGAGCCGGCCCCGGGGCACCGAGAGGCCCCACATCTACCGGAGTTGTCGGCGCACTGATGTCCTGCGGGCCGGTCAATTGTGGCGTGGTGTCCAGCGGAGCGGCCGGCAGCATGTCCGACTTGCCAGAATTGAGCGGTGGCGTCGTGGTCGTATTGGAAGGCGCCGCTACGGGAGTCCCGGTCGGATTGCCAAAAGCATCCGTGAGGGCAGGGTTTTGCGGAGCGGACAGATTCCCGGATACCGCCGCCGGAAGCCCACTTAAGTCGGCCGCCGGAGCCGTTCCAAGTTGCGGTCCTAATGTTGGCGCCGATCCTGCTATCTGCGCCGCCGGAGGGTTTGAATTGTTCAAAAAACCGCCGCTGAGTGCCTGCGGGTTGGTGTTTAGAGACCCTGGAGCCAAAAGCGAAGGATCGGTTGTGGTCCCTCCGGTCAGACCGAAAATCTGGGAATTGGGGCTGGATGAGAGGCTTGGGAGTATCGCCCCGGGCTCTAGTGCTCCCGGAATAGTCCCGCCAATCTGAGGCTGTTGCAGGGACGTGTCGGCGCCCGGCAGTGTGTTCATGATTTCTTGGAAAGTTAGGCCGCCCTGGGGGTCAGCGACGGGAGCCCCTGTGGGAACTCCCTGCGGATTCCCCGGAGTATACGAAGTAGTCGGTACTCCAATAGCCGGGCTCAAGTCGGCGCCGAGCGCCGCTCCTATGGGGGAAATACCAGCGAGAATGTCAGAGATTGAGGTCAAGCCACCAGATAAGCCGGCAGCGCGCGCGGCGGCGGCCGGAGATTGTGGCGCAATCTGGCCGAAATCTCCCGGGATACCGCTTGGCGTGTTGGGGTCCGGGGCGGTCGGGTTTCCAGGCCCCTGCGCTGGCCCCTGCGAGCCCGGAAGCCCAAACCCGGGCTGACCTGGGTCGAACGTCCTGCCTGGATCGAATAGCGGCCCCTGAGTCGGGTCTACTGCGTTAGGGCCTTGGCCGACGCCGATCGCTTGATTGAGTTGGTCTTGGGTTAGGCTGCCATCGCCAACGAACCCAAATTGGCCTTGAGGGCCAGAAACCGTCCCGAATTGGCCAACTGGTGCAGCATCCAGCGCACTCACTGCATCCGGGGATATACCCTGCTCGTTGGCAGTTGCATCTGGGCTCTGATTACCACCAGTCGGGTCGGTAGGCTGGCTAGTGCCAGCAGGGCCTTGCTCGTCCTGCCCCGTCCTGGGGCCGCCGCCATCAAAGCCGCCCTCGCCTCCTCTGAATGCAGAGATGTTATCTTGCTGGTCCTGCCCCGTAGTACCGTCGCCGTCTCCGGCGCCTAAGTCGCCACCTCCACCATAGCCGCCCTGTGTCCCGTCTCCTGTATCCCCGGCGCTAGAAGTTCCGCCTTGGCCGGTATCATTACCGCCGCCCCCACCATCGCCCCCAACGCCACCGCCTCCACCTCCTTGGCTGGTGCCGTCGCCGCCGCCACCTCCCCCGTCACCCTTTCCGCCGCTGCTGGGGCCAGCGCCACCATCCCCGCTCCCGCCATCGCTCCCGCCATCGTCATCACCCCCGCCGTCATCTCCTCCCCCTCCATCGCCACCGCCCCCATCGCCGTCATCATCAGCGGACATCCATAGCCAAGACGGTTCCCAGCCCCATTCCAGAATATTACGCATTGGTCAGTTCCTTCACGTAGAGCAAATCCGTGAGAACATATCCCATCCCCTCAAAAATGTACCCGTGATTATGCGCCGCCTTGGACCGGAGCGTCACAAACACAGCGCCGCGCTCGATCGCTATCTTCTCCGCAATCTGCAACATAGCTTTGCCGGCCCCAAGATTGCGGTAGGCGGGATGCAGATAGTGCAGATCGTCTGTGGCCACCTTTACTTGCTTGTAGTGTAGATGCGGCTTCACGACCACGATCATGTAGCCGACTGTTTGGATGCCGTCCTTGGCTCGAATGAGCACCATCTCGTCCTTCTTGAGCATCCGATCGTATTCCCGCCAATCAGGGTCTAGCTTCAGGGTGCTCTTGAAGCTGGCCACCTCCTCGTAGTGGGCCTTGAGAAGCGGCTTGGGGAGTTCGCGGGCGGACCCGCCAATGTCGAAGATCAGATTATGACGAGCACTGATCCCTGGAATCGGCTTCACCATGTAACGGGCTTCAACTTCTGCTGCTGTCGGCATCATACGATTCCTAGACTGGCCCTGATTTGGGCGTGTTCATCGGCATGTGTATCCATCCAGATAAACCACTGGTCTTCTTTGGTCAAATCTACGTCGGCTAGGTCTATACCGGAAACCCCCGTGTAGGTTCTTAGCTGCTGGTGCGTGGCCTGATGTGATTCTAGCCATACACTGATTCTCGCTTTTAGCAGGCGCTGGTCATTGTCTGGCTCTCCTAGGTCGAATTTCGCGAAGTTGTAGTCAGGGATGAATACGGGAGGCGTAAAGGCTTGGAATATCCGCACGAATTGAGCGTGCTCCAGATAGTGCTCCTGAAGCCAGACCGAGAAGCCGGCCGGGTCTTTGGGGAGCACGGTATCGTGGAAGAAAATTGGCAGTCCCGCCTCCTATGCGCTTGGCCTAGATGCAAGAACCTTTGCGTCTTGGTACTCCATCACCACCTGATTGATGACAAATCCAGAACCTCCGGCTCCTGTACCAGCGAAGCTTCCAGTTATGGTCACCCCTAGGAAAACTCCCGTGGCCGCCGCTTGGCTACGCTGGTAGACAAATCCAGTGGTAAACCAATCCACCACTTGGCCTAGGTTATTCTTCCAAATCACAACCTGATTAGAGTTGTTTAGCCAGACCATCTTGTTACCTGACGGAAACGGGAAGCTGATGCTGCCGTTCTCTGAATCCGTCGTTAAAAGCACGGTGGAGAACGTATTAGTGAAATACGCTATGGCGCAGGCTGTGGCGCGCTTGCCCATGTGGGGCTTGCTGTGCGCCGTGAGCGAGGTCTGAAGTATGATCGGCACTGGGTTGGTGCTTTGGAAAATCTGGGTTACATCATTGCCGGATGAAACGAATGTCTCTACGATGCCGTTGATCGTGAGCGAGCATATGGTTGCCACCATATTGCCCTGATTTGCTACGAACCATCGGTTCTTGTAAAAGCAGAGAATGAGAGAGCGGGTTCCCTTCACCGGGTCTTTGTATCTGAGCAACAAAAGGAAGGTGTGCAATGCCGTATGCAAGTCCTGAATCGCAGCTTGAAGAGGAGTGGAAAAATCGGCAAGCGCGAATATCCCATCCATCGGATCGGAAACCTTCTCCACCGAGGCTCCAAGTATGGCGTAGACCCCGACCTTATTCGCAAACAGGATTAATCTATTATAGCTGGCTATCGCCCGAGGAAATGTCGTACCTTGATCGGATGATAAGGTGACGATGTTGAAGATCGTGCTGCTGCTTTGAACTGTGACGGTGCCGATCTGCTTGATTGAGGCGTCACCAAAGATGTAAAGGAAGTTATTCAAAGAGCGCAGAGCGGTGATTGAGTGGACCAGATCGGCGTCAGCTATGGTGGTACTGCCTGAAGCGTTGGCTGGGTTCGAGTCGTCAAATCCCTTGGTGCCTGTCCACTGGAGAGTGCGCGCTGCCCCGAGCCAGACGCGGCCAACGAAGACGGCCAACGTCGTGGGGGTGACGGCAAAGAACGGCCATACAATCGCGGTGCCTGTAGCGCCGGTTCCGGCCCCTACAGCCGTTATCGTCAGCGTCAGGGTATCTGCGGCCTTATAGCCGCTGCCGGGAGCCGTCAGGTTCAATTTTGTGACCACACCAGCCACAACGGTCGCAGTCGCCGTCGCGCCCGAACCACTCCCCCCCGTAATCGCCACCGTCGCTCCGGACGTATACCCCGAACCTCCAGCAGTAACGATAAGATTGGGCGACACTCCGCCCTGTTTCACGAATGCCGTTCCGTCCCATGTGGAGTATCCTGCTGTTGCATCAGCGATCAGTATGCGCTGAGATTGCCATACCGTCATATCTGGGGTGAGAGAGAACGTGCTGGCCGGAGCGATAAGAACTTGGGCGCCGGTTACTGCGTTGACCTGATAGGCCGATCCCGATTGACAGAAATTGATGATGTAATCGACGCCCCCATAGTTGGCGGTGAACTGAGAAGCAATAACCTCTCCGGTTATGGTAGTGAGAGGAGGCGTCACGGGACCGTTCATGGCGGCTAATTGATTGGGCGCCACGATGATCAGGTTTTCGCACCACGCGAGCTTGTTAGGCTCTAGAGCCTGCCGGGCCGATTGGGTGTCCATGGTTTGGAACCCAGCAAAGCCGATGTAGTCTTTGGTCGCAAGCTGCTGGGCAGAGACTTCGCCGGGCATCACTTAGCACCATCAAAAGACAAACCGTAGTAGACAGCTCTTTCCCTACCGTCTGGGTGTCGGATTACAACAGGCTTCCCTCCTACCTTGGAATATGTGGAGTTGGCTACGTTCATTCCCTCCAACTCACCGGAATTGTGGGCCGCAAATAACTCCTCTGGGGTAACGCCGGAATTCTTCAAGATTAACGAGGCATCTATTGGAGGCCTGCGCCCAAACTTAACGTGTTCGGAATACTTGGGAGATTTATTAAGAATCTCATCGTAGGACGATTTGAGTCTTTGACCAACAGGCTGAGACATTTTTAGTGCAGCGTTGCGCTCTGCCGGTTTTGAATAACCGTAAGCCAGATTTCCGCTTTCCAAGCTTTCTTGAGGGCTTCTCATTTGTTCCGCCGCATCAGCAATCTTGGCAGCCTCCTCGCGGCTAACGTATCGTCCCGTAGAAGTAAGAAACCCGTCAACGTCGTTAGGGTTTGGTCCAAGTTTGAAGCCAGCATCATTTGCATTAGCCGCCGCGCTACTGTGAACTGTGCCAGAAAATATTTTTCCTTCCGGTGTACGAACTGCTGCCCCGACAATTTTCTCAGCCGGCTGACTAATCCTAGGGCGTGAAGATCCAGCCATGCCTGGAGTTTCTGGAACAGCAGCTAGAAATGACGATGGCGGCACCTTCCCGACTTGCTCTAGCTCATGCACCCCCGGAGGTTGCCCAGCAACATTTAGAAGTTTCTCAGCTTCTGGTTCCATCAATATCCCCTCTGCATCCGGCGAAGGACATTCTGGTAGATATTCGGAACTCTTCTCGTCTGCTTCGTCACTTGAAGTTGGGGAACTCTCTTAATGTATGTTTTCTCGTAATAGTCAGCTTGGCCAAAGTTTTGGAGCTTCAGCAGCGCCAAATAGGCGGCGTAATACTGCACGGCATCGGCCGGAGGATCGATGATTTGCGAATCAAAGTCTGTGGTGTTGATCAGAGGATTTGGCAGCATCACGGCATCGATGCCGATATTATATGTCTGATCGGGGATGGCGTAGAAATAGCACTGAAGTTGCTCTGTGTAGTTCGACCAACAGGCCGGTGGACCACTCAATGCTGTGTTGGATCGGAATATGGCGTTGAAGTAAGTCCAAGGTCGCCACTGGAGCGTTCCGCGCTGGGTGCCGAAAAGAAAATCAACGCTTTGCCAATCGAAGACATTTGCCATAGGGGTGGCGGTAGCGGTGGCGGCACCGGACGAGAAGGTAATAGTCGGGATCGCGGTAGTGACGTAGCCGGAGCCCCAATTGGTCAGGTTTATGTCGATGACTGTCATGCTGGGAGCGGTCCCGCTCATGACGGCGACTCCCGTAGCCGTCACGCCGCCGGCTGGGGGGGGGCCGAAGGTAACGGTAGGTGTTATCGAGTAAAGGCCTCCAGCGGTAACGACCGCACCACAGCCGCCCATGAGAGGGTAAGTCTCTTGGCCTGGGATCAAATTAAATCCAGTGAAATACTGGCGCACGCAATGGAAATCGAGCGCAACACGCTTGCGCGCGTTGTTGACGTAGTTCGTCATCTCCTGGGTGGAGAAGTCAATGCTGGAAACGTCGTGGACCAGCTCTTGGACCTGAAGGATGTAATCTGAGAGGAGCACTGGCCATATCGCGACTACAGCGGCGGCCGCGCCTCTTGGTTACGGGCATTGGCTTCATCGACCGCAGCCAGCATCTTGTTGTGCTTTGCGATCCGCTCCTTGGTCACTGAGCCGCGTGCATAGGAGTCTAGCCCGTGCTCGTCCTTGCCAACTTCCAAGCCGGTTTCTGGGTCTATCTCGACTGGCACCATACGATAGATGATCGGGGTGATTTCCAGATTGTTGAAAAACTTCTCGTCTTTGCCATTCTTTTGCATGTCTGGAGTGTTCCACCCCATACGCTTCTGGACATGGCGCTTTAGATCAGCCTGCGGGATGCCCGGATACCAGCCAAAAATATGGTTGGCGGCGTCGATCGGAAGTGGCTCCGCCTTTTCCCCATGTGCCTTAAACGTATACGGCACTCCGTCGAACATATCGGTGATCGGAAAGTCGTTCCGGTTCACCACCTTCACGTTCATGACTTGCGGCTGCGGGAGGTCCGGGCCGCCTTCGAGTTCCATCGGCATTACTCGTGCTCCGGTGTGATATTGGTCAGAGGGCCTTCAAAGTTCCCAGGCGTTCCCGTCCATTCCAAGGGCGGCAGCGGCGGCTCTTCTGGCGTCACCTCCACCGGGGTGCTGGGAGGCTCGGTTAGTGGCTGACTTTCCGGCGGAGGTGACCCAACGAGTGTACCAGCAAAAGCAGAAGAGGCTTGGCCGAGAGCATCCAACGACGCAAGGAAAATCTCGGCGTCGATAACCTCAGTGGACTCGCGTGAAGCCGTGTTCCAAGCATCCCGGCGAGCTTTCGCTACGGCCCGCACGATGTTCATGTAATTGGGGTGGTCTTTGTAACTCATCTTCTAGCTCGGCATGAACATCTGGAGTTGGAAGGTGTCGTTGACCGGACCCATGACTCCGGCACCGCCGCCGGTCGGGTTTACGCTGACGCCCGCGCCAATAACGCCGATGCTTCCTGTTGCCATCAAGGTCTGGATGGCAAAGCCTGGGTCGTTGACGGTGACCACGCCGCCGGTTGATACCGACCCACGGATCGGTCGCCCCAGCAGCAGGTTGTTGTTATTGAAAAGCGCCAGTTGGCCGAGACCTGAAATCGCGCTGGACACCGCCGCTATGGTGCCGCCCGTAAAGGTAGACACCGACTGTGCGGCCCACGCCATGATGGCGGTCGCCGCCACGCCGCCCGCGAGGGTGCCGCCAGCGAACGAAACTGCCGGGACGGAAGTCGTGTAGAGCGAGCCGAAATCGGTGACCACGATGCCGGTCAGGGTGCCGGTGCCAGTGATGGCAGGGCCGGTAATCAAGGCACCGCTCGTGAGCGGGGACGCCAGTGTAAGGGCCTGCATCCACATTTGGGGAGGAAGAATGCCGCCCGTGCCGGCGGGGCCGGTTCCGCCCGCAATCTGACCGGGCGGGAAATTGGGCGCCACCGGAGTGGGTGACGTTGGCAGCGTATACGGCAAAGCCGGCTGCCCGGGGTAATCGAGGAATTGCGGCACTGCGTAGAAGTTCGGGACCGTCAGGTAGCCGGCGCCCGGGTTGACCATGGTAACGCTGGTCAGAACGCCGGCTGTGGTGATCGCCGCAACGGCTGTCGCCTGAATGCCGCCAACTGGCGGCGGGTCAATGATGATCGTTGGGGGAACCGCGAAGCCAGAGCCGCCTTGGGTTACGGTCGCGGTGCCGCCGGCAGTTCCGACCGCACCGCCGATGATCACGTAGCCTTTTGCCGTCTGGCCGTTGCCGCCCGGGGCTGCGAACGCCACCGTAGTTCCGGTCTGCGTCGGCCCAATGCCGTTCACGCCGCCCGATCCTACGTTGGTGATTGATGCGGCTTGCACTACCCCCGACATATTGATGATTCGCTGGTTGTAGCCGTCCATGTCCAGTTGGAACGTGACCGCCGGAGGGCAGCAGTAATTGCGCCACTGCGAGGCAATCGGGTCCCACCATTGGACAACGGTCTGGTCGCCGCCGGTCAGGAAGTAATTGCCAGCCGGAGGATAAATGTAAGAGCCGCCCGCGAGCGATACCGGAAAGGCACCTGCCGGGTTGAGGGGAAATGCGCCGCTCATTCTCATCGCGGTTCTCCTAGATGTTCAAGAAGTTCAAATTATCGAACTTCCCGTGTGCCTTGCACTTTACGTCCACCATCTCCAGCAGGGTCAGGAGCGCGCCGATGTACCCGAACTGACCGTTCGAAAGGGTGCTCTCAAATCCAGTGAAGTAGAAACTCGCCCGCTCATGGACGTAAAGGGCCAGATAGTCGGTGTTAAGTAGATAGAGCGTCCCCTCTGGGGCGTATCCGTCTGCGTAGAAGGGGACGCCTCCGACATCGAGCGCGGTGAAGAGGGCTTCGACCTTAGAGCCCTCCTTAGCGAAACTGTTGCCCGGCGTGACATTGTACCGTTCCTGTGAGGTAAAATCCTGCGCCAGATTGGTCCAAGTGCCGAAACCCATCAGGCCCATTTTCGGCCTTTCGCCCGTGACTTTCGTGACCTGTGCGATATACTGGAGCATCAGGTTGCGGGTCGGGGTAACAGGAGCTCCATTATGGACGTAGGTGGACTTCCAGAAAGTGTTGTTTGGTCGGCTAATGCCACCGTATGTGGCGGAGAATGTACCGTCGTCTACTGCCGCCGGCAGACCAATCATGGACTGCGTGTTGGCGATGTTGGTGTACATATCGGTAGAGAAGCGATCGAGAGTGACGTTCGTCGCGTCGTTCATACGGGCCTCGATCAGTGGCACGACGCTGTAATCCAGTTGAACGAGACCCTCCAAGCCAAGGAACGGAATAGCAGTGAGATAACCCTTGAGATTAAATTCCGCGTTCTGGAGACCAGGAGTAACGCCGGGCTGGTTGAAGGCGCCGTCGTACCCGATGTTCTGGATGGTCACCATCGGGTTGCCCTGAAGGGGGACGGTGATCGGTGACAAGCCGCCGGAGGCGACTTGAGCGTGCGATAGCATGGCCGCCATCCACGGAGTGGACTTCCAAAGTTGAATGAAAACTTTGGGGAGGAACGCTCTGCGGGTGACGGCAGCCAACTCTGCGGCTATCGCGCCCTGTGCCGGGATGATGCCTTGGCCGAATTGCGGCATATTATGCTCTCCTCATCATCTCCCGGATCGCAACTCGTCGATCACGGAGTAAGCCATGTCGTTGGCGGCCTTCTCGGGGTTCTCGTAGAGGCCGGGAAGATCGGGGAATTCCCAAAGGCGGCCGGCGCGGGGCCTGTCATCGGGGCGCTTGGGAGCGAAATCTGCCGAATAGAGCTTCGCTCCGGCGTCGTAGTCGGAGAGTCCGTACTTCGGCATCACCTTGGTTTCGATTTCCTTGATCTGGTCCTCGGTGTACTTGCCCGAATCGACCAGTTTCTTGCGCTGCGCCTCTAGCTTTTCGTTGGTTTTGGCGACTTGCGCGTCTAGTTTTTCCTTCTCGCGCTCCATCTTCGTCTGCCGCTTGAATTCTTCAAGCTGCACGTCGGCCGGCTGGCGGTAATTGGGGTCAATCTTCTTGACCTGATTCAGAAATTGCATGCGGGTGTTGGGATTGGCGGCGAGCTTGACGGCCAACTGGCCCAACTCCATCAGCGTTTGCGGTGCAATCGGCATTATTCGCTTCCTCCTACACTTCCGAATCCCTTGCGCACGTAGGGACGGCTCTTGCTGGGGACGATGCTCCCCATGGTCCTGGGTGGATCGACATCCACCCCCTTGGAGTCCTTGATGAGTTGAATGCCCGCGAGGCCCACCCATCCGGCAGGATTGGAAAATTCGTCCTGATGGTGGTCCAGATTACCGGGCTTGAACTCGTCGGCGTTCTTGCCGATCCCGGAGCCATGTCCTGGCTTGGTGGTAGGCATCAGATCGGCTTCCCCTTGCGGACCAGATCGCCCTTTTCAAGCGCGAGCGGCCGATCGGGCGCCGGAACCTTGGAGGCGGAACTGAAGCCGCCGAACTCTGGATACGGCGCCGTATTCTGGAACATGCCGTTCTTGCGTTTGCGGGTTTCCAGGTCGCCCGTGGAAACCTTCGGCTTGAGATAATTGTACTCGGCCATTGTGATTCTCCTCTAAGCCGCCATGGCGCCCATGCCGGGCATCTGCTCGCTGCCGGGAGGCGGCATACCCATCTTCGGTGGAGCTGGTGACAGACCGGGCGGCGGAGCACCTGCCGACAGCGCCCCGCCGCCTTTCGCCGCTTGCGCCATTTGTTGGATAGCGGCGGGAACCATGCTGGCCTGGTCTTCCTTGCCGAAATTGGCCGTCAGCGCGCGCAGCGCATTGAGCACCGCGCCGTATTTCTTTGAGCCAACTGGATATGTTTGGAGGGCCTTGTGCATCACCGGCATGATGCCTTTGAGCGTAGCATCGGCGGCAGCTTCGTTGCCGGCGCCATCACCCGGAGAGAGCGACGGCGAGGAGCCGGGACCAGTTGGGCCTCCGGCGGGATTTCCGGGCAGCGAAGGTCTGGGCGGCATCGGGCCGCCGGCAGTCATTGGGGGTCGCGGGCCAAAAGGCGGAGGCATGTATTGCGCCTGTGCAAGCTAGGTGGCGCAATACGTAGTACCATCACGTCTACCGTGTCCAACGGCAGGTCAACAACTAAACATGGGAGAAAATAAAATGGCCCCGGGCGTGCGGTCCCAGGGCCACTGACAGGGCGAGTAAGCGTTCGACTTACTCTGGTCTACCGACGGCGACTACGCCGATGTCTACGAGCCATCTTCAGCCTCCTGTTTGGGTTACCCGTCGTTGCGGGCGGAGTGCTTTATGCGAGAAGCAGCCTACCACTCTGGTAGGAGGCGTCAAGTCACTACCCAAGTCCCTGCTGGGGCTAATTTTGCCACGTAGGTGTTGGCGGCCACGGCAGTTAGCTCGACATAGCTGCCGATTGTCGCGTTGGTGATGTTCCCGGCAGCCGCCGAGACCGATCCGGCGATCCGAATCGTTGTGCTTGCCGGTGCGATCACCTTCAGGGTTTGCGCTGCGCCGACATAAAAGCCAAATTTCATCCCCGCCATAGCCGCTGTGCAGGATGGAAGAGTAAAATCAACCTCGCCAGAGGCTCCAATGTTGTCGAATTGCTTGCCGCTGTCGCCGACAAGAACCGCATACGGGCTCGTCATGGTGGCGCGAGTGTCCATGCTGTTCTGAAATTGCAGCGCAAACGTCGATGAATTCTGGTATATGTCCGGTTTGTTGAACCCGGCAATGAAATAGGCAAGGGAATTTTGGTTGACGATGGTGCCGCTTTGAGCATTTACCCTGCTCCCGACCCCCGCCGATGTGGCGCCTGAAAAAAGACCGACAGTTGGGATGATTTCACTAACGGCGCCGGTCAACACAGACGATATACTGAGATTATCTAGGTCGTAAGTATACGGAAATCCAAAGTTTACCTCGCAATATTGGCTGTTTCTAAGCGTGCAAGTTCGATACGAGTTCACTGTGTCAACGTAGAGTGCTTTTATCGCGGTTCCCTGGCCGTTTTGCAGCACCGCATGGGTGGATTGCCTGCCCTCAATGTCCAACTGAGTGGCGCTACAGCCCTCGATAATGGAAGAGCCGTAGCCGACCATCTCAAGAACCGAGAAGCCTTTGGTCTTTATGTTTTGAGGCCATGTGCTGATAGTCGGAGTGCCGTTGCCATCTGGCGTGATAGGGGGGTTAAGATAACTTCCTGCCGCTAGACGAATGACGTGTGAAGGATCAGTTAGCGTCACCCAATACTGAGTGCCGGCCGTAAACAGAGTACCGACATTTGCCGACAGGACAACGCTAGAACCAGTTGGAAATTTGGTCTCGTCTGGTACGGCTATATTGATTACGCCACTAGAAAATGTAGCAGTCGCAGAGGCGGTTGACACCGTTGCATTTATAGTCGCCCCACGTTGGGTATTGGACAACGTCAGAGTATTCGAGCCTGATGAAACCACAAAATAAATCTGATTGGCGGTAAATCCCTTTGCAGTCGAGTCAAACGTCACTGGCATGTCCACCAAAAACTTGGTGCTGTCGGTAACACCGATATTTGGAGAGCCACTGGTTGTGGTGATAGTTTGAGATATTTCGTCGAGGGCGGCGATATGCTGTTGCAGGGTATTGTAACCGTGGACGACTACTGAGTTCAATCTAGTCGGGTTAGTATTAGACCCATCATCCCTCGCAAACAGATACATCCCGCGCGTGGTAAGAAGCGTCTTCAAGAAGATGACGTTGCTTACGGTGCAGTTCCCGGTGAAATCAATGGCGGCCCCGGACGTGCCGATGGTTATGGTACCAGTTCCAGGGCGTATAATGTTTATGTCGTCGATAACCTCACATTGACTGTTTTCAATGTAAAAAGAAGTCCCAGAGCAGGTGTCGAAGTTTAGCCTCCTGAATGTTGAAAACTGGCACCCTGGATTGTAGAGCGCACCCACCTTGATGCCGTCCGTGAAGTTGTAAAACGTCAGACTCTCAAAGCCTCCTCCCTTGGCCATGCCGTTGATCCAGTTGGCATAGCTGGCTGGAGCGGTTATCTGATCGGCGGCGTTGTAGGCCACCGCGCGGAATGTCCCGTCGCCCTGCAAAATAGTACCGCTATATGTATAGGTACCGCCGTCATTTAGGTATTGCGTCGGAGCCCAGCCGGTCCCTTGGTAGAAAATGCCGGAGGACCACGGCAGAGGCGATGTCAGCGTGATGGTCCGGGGAGGAAGAATGATCGTACCTCCTCCGGCCGCAACGGCCGCAATATAGGCTCCACGAATGCCGGCGTCAGAGGCCGGAGCGTAGAATACAGCACCTGACCCCAGACCAGGGGGAGATGGGAAGAATGGCAGTGAGCGGGGCATCAGAACTCCCAGACGGTAATTGCCTGGGCCGCGAGTGATGCAATGGCGTTCAGGCCTTGCGTAAACGGAAAGTCGGCCCCAAGCGTGATACCAGTGCCGGCCGCAAGCGTCACGGTTCCGGGCCCATTGATGACGGGAGTAGAATCTGCCGGGGAAATAGCTATGGTTGCGGCCAGGTTGGGATTGTAGACAAAGAGCCCGTCCCTTGATGGATTTGGCGGGATCACAAGCACCGCAGAGGTTCCCACTGTCGGGGCCGACACGGTCCTTGGGATAATGTTTGTCGTAGGCATTTCATCGCCTCCACCGCGACAGAACGAGTCCACCGGCAATCAGCAGCATAAGAACCACAAGCGTCCCGCCGAATGCGTCGGTCATCACTTGCCTTTCGGTTCCTTGATGCCGGCCGCCTCTTTGCGCTTTGCCTCCTCCTGCTCCGCCTTCACACGCTTGCGTAGCGCATGGATCATATTATCGGCATTGGGCGGGTTGAGGACGCGAATCAGCATCTCTCGGTCTATGGCCTCGCTCTTGAACAGGAGCGCGGCCGATTCCTTGGTCTCGTCGGAGAACAACGGGGAGTGAGAATGCCCGGCTACCCTGATTCGCAGGTTTCGCTCCGCGACCAGCGCCGGTACCAGTTCTTGGCCGGTGTCGGTGGTCAACCGCTCCTTGGAGTTCTTCTGCATCAGCTTGATGCCGATGTCGCCACACTGAGAAAGCGGCTGTTCCAGCGATACCGCCACCTTCTTGATGCGCCCCGAACCCGTCATGGCGAGGTGCTTGGCATGGCCGCCGCCGCGCACCCCCTCCGCGCCCTGGCCCGTCACGGTCTCAGTAAGGCCAGACGCCTCCAGAAATATGTGGCCGATCTGCTGGAACTCTACGAAAAGATCTTCCGGCATTTTCGGGGCAAGTTCCTGGACGCTCGCCCCAGGTATTTGCTCCATGACCCAACTACCCGGCCCACCAAGGGCCTGCGCTTTCTCGTCACCGAGTCCCATGAAGCCGGAGAAAACCTTGGCGGGATCAACTTGTTTCTCCAGAATATCGGCAATCTGTTGCAGACGCTCGTTTGTCCAATCCTGAAGTGGGATGAGCTGATCACTATGTGCGCGCCCCCAAAAGTAATTATATAAATAGTAGGGTCGAATGTGGATGAACGCGTGTTCCCCCGGAAGAAAGAGGTTGCCGTTTCCGGAGAACTCTTTTGCGTCCTTACCTGCTTTCCGCTCCAGAGCCTCTACGGTTTCACGGCTATCGGATAGAACACCGTCGATGCCATCCACCTTGACGAATACCGCATAATCCTCTGCAACATCGTCCCATACCCATACTTCGTGGAAGCGAACGGTAGGATTTTCGGAATTGGGCTCGTAAGTCGCTCGCAGCATGTAGTTGATCGGCGTATTCCCGATCATGTTGCCGGCCAGATTGGCGCCTCCCGTGGAGGTGATGAGGATATTGGCCAGAACGGCCGGCATATCCTCCTCGCTCTGGTTTCCGGGCTTGGCCTGTAGGTTCTTGATTTCGTCTTTCTTCCCGGCGCGAATCAGTCGCAGCACGGCGTTGTCCCAATTGAGCGAATAGGAGTGGGTGAAGGCTTCCTGGGAATCCAAATCCGGTTCTGATTCGTCGTAGACCCCAAAATCAGAGGGCGAAAACACCGTGCCGAACAGGTCCGATCGGGCTTCGTTCCACCCTACCTTTATGAACATGGAATCAAACAGCAGAGACCACAAAATGGCATCGGAAAACAAGTAAGCTAGGCCGCAGTCCCGGAAAACATCGTTCCATTCTTCTTGCAGGGCAAGAACTTGCTGGATGGCTTCTTCCTGGGAGTTGCGCGGAGCTGCAATATTGAACCTAACGTGGTCGGCTGAATAGAGAAACGACGACACGAGGTCGGTGTGGGCCTGTAACCGATTGTATTTGACCTCTGTGTTGAAGTCGTAGGTACCGAATAGGAAATATCGCTTGCGTTGGGCGTAGAGTTGGTCGCGCTCGCGCTTCGATGCCGTGCAGATGCGAAGGATGTCCTCTATCTTCTCATCCCGGAGTTGCTTGTTCTTCCTGGGGATGATCATCTCGGCCCCTGGTGCCTTGCCTGATAGTTCGGAACGGCCCCTGTGCCTCCACTCTTTGAGTGCGTGCGGCTAGACACCCCAACCTTTTGCTCCAACCCAGAGACCGGAAGCTTGGCGGTGACGCCCGTAGGCGCGCAGATGGCCACGGGCCGCCCCTGCTGGTCGATCGGCATGTCAATCCCGGCCCCGGCCACCGCGTTTCCGCCGGCCGGGTTGTAGCGCATGGTCTTGCCGGGAGTCACGGATGGGTTAACCTTTGGGGCCATCGATTCGTGCCGGCGCGGCGATCGGTAGTCCTTGTCGCCATAGACGGAGGTGAGCTGCGCCACCGATCGGTCTACCGCCTTGGTCTTCTCGGACTTGATGGCGAAAGGCCTGGGAATCCATTTAACCCGGATGCCACGGCACTCTGGGCAAGGGGGGTGATCACCCTCCCCGTCCCAAGAGTGAAGGCAATGGCGATTTAGGCAGGCCCATGAGCGAATGATCATGGTTGGGCAGGATAGTCTCTACCGGGTAGTTTTGCAAATAGGCCGCTCCCGGTGATATGCCACACCCGGCCTACGCGCCTGAAACGGAGCCCCTTCTGGACTTGCTCTATGGCGTAGGAAAGCCGGCGATGGTAGTTGGCGGTCAGGGGGGCGTCGCGGCGCAGGATGTGGTAGAAGTTATTCCGGTCGATGCCGGCGAAGTCTAGCAGGCACTTCACGGGGACAGTGTGCTTGCCGCGCTCGTCCCGGTACTCTGGAGAGTGCCGGAACAGCCTAAACCACCTTGTTATTTCCTCCAGGGTCATCCTAACCCCTTGCATGTTGGGCAATACGATTTGTACTTATCGAACCGCCATCCTATCTCGGCAAAGGCCGAAATCGCGTCATCGGTGATGTCGAGCATGTGCTCTCGTTTGTTGCGCGGATCGGAATCAAACATCAAGTCTCCAATCGCGGTGTGGACAATGGGACTGTCCAGCCCGCAGCGGAGGCATTGGGTGCGCACTGGCACGAGTTGCTGAAACCACTTCTCGTCTTTGTATGTGTCCATCAGTGCCCCAGCATAGCAAGAGAGAATGCCAGCGGCGCAAGAAGAGCGCAAAGCCCTAGCAGCAAGAAAAGGGCGATAACGGGAATCTTCATTTCATCCCCTCGTCTACCGTGATGTTCTGCGTCCGCAGGTAATTGATGGCCATCTTCTGAGCCTGATTCGGCCCAGCTCCGATCGACTCCATGTAGGCGCGCTCGAATGTCAGCCCCATGTTGCGGAGCTTCTGCTGGACCCAGCGCCGCCATGCTTCATGCGCGAGCGCAGCCGCGATCACCCGGTCGTCCTTGTGGCCCGCAATGGCGCCGATTGATCCGCCGTCAATCACGATATGGCGCATCTCCTCCAGGCACGGGAGCGAGTTTATGACGTGTCTGTTTAGCTCGAACGAGTCCTTGAACCCGGACAGAAGCGGAGGCTTGTTGTTGCCAGACATGCGCCACTCACGGGCGTAGCCGGCGCCTCCAAGGGAGTCAGAACGCTTGTACAAGAAACTGCGCATGGCGGTGAACACGTTGCGAAGGTCTATGTCGCCGCTGGCGGAGGCTGCCATCTGGGCGGTCTGGGTGCGTAGGTCGTTGAGCTGGTTGAACACCGCCTCGCCGGGTCCGTTCAACTCTATGAGCGGCATTACGTTGCGGAAGTATCCGCATAGATGTGCCAGAACCCAGGCGCATTGATAGGTGGATATAACTGGGGATACAAATTCCGCCACCTGCACCATCTTGTCCGCGAAGCATCTGGCCACATGGATGACAGCACGGTCAGCAGATTCGCTTGAGCCATAAGCCGGGTCACATCCGGCGACATAGTGTCCATTGGGGTCTGCCTCCTCCCATACCTTGAGTTCCGCGCGCTTGTCCTTGGTCTGGAATACCTGGGTGTCCTGCCAGCGGTTGGTGAGCGCGTACTTGAACGGCATATAGGGTTGCTGCCGCGATCGGCGCATCCCATTGGTGAGTGAGTCGTTGTTGAAGAACTTGGCTCCGGTGGCCACGAAGGCGTCTTCTGCCAACCACGGAAACAGTTCGTCCATCTTGGCCTGGTCGCCGCCGTTCTTGGTCTCCAATTGCCAGCGGTACCATGCGATTTGATTGCGCGTTACCTCCACCCCGTATTGCTTCTTGACCGCATCTCGTCGCTTTCTCTCAAGTATGTGGAGAGGAGTCGCGTGGCCTTGTGGCATGTAGATGCTGAAGTACGGATGGTCATCAGCAAACACGTAATGGTCATGCCTCCACCAGCCCACAAAGATGCAGCAGATGGTGGTGTCATCCTGGCCGAGCCGAAACATCTCCTCCCAATGGTTGAAGCCGTTGGCCGTGCTTTCATAGACCTCCATCCGGTGCGGATAGTGCGTCGCCATGGTGGCGTTGAGTTCGTTCAGGTCGTCTGGCGCACCATAGAACGCCGTTTCGGTGGAGTGAAGGAAATTGTTTGCCGACGATCGGCCGATGCCGCCCTTCTCTTTTTGCTTTATGCCGGCCACGAGGTACTGAAAGAGACTTCCGTTCTCCAGGATGATCATATCCCGGTTCTCCTGCTGGACTTTCAGCCGGTGGCTACGCGGGAGGTTAGCGAGAAATACTTTAATGATGTTACGAAACTGTGCCTTTGATTGGTCGGTATGGGTAACGAACGCTCCAAGGAGCCCAGCGTGCTCCATGCCCCAGAATAAATCCAGGGCGATAAAGAATGTGGACATCCCAAGCTGACGGGCTTTAAGAATGTAGAACGTCGTAACGCCTCGCAAAAGCGCCTGTTCCATCTGGTCGAGTACATAAGTCTGCGTCCCCAGCATTTGCATTGGGATCATGCCGAACTCTTTGGTCATGATCTGGAGCTTGGAAAGGAAAGATTCGAACCGAGCGCGCGGGAACGGCGCCACCTTCATCACGGGGAGCCGTGGCGGCAGGGGCGTCCGCACCTCCAGCCGGCCCGCGTCCATTATCCCCTGGTTGTTCTTAGTCAAGGTCAAGTTCCCTCTTGGCTGGCCACGGCTGCGGCTCCGGGTTTGCTTCTGGTTCTTTGGGCAAAGTGGGGCTAGCGCCAGCGTTGCTGTATGCGTCAATCTCCCGCTGCAACTCCATATCCCGCAGCAATTTAGCATAGGCCGGACCAGGCCATTCCAGCAATTTAGTATAGACTGGTTCCTCAGTGTCCTTTGAGGGGAATACGCCTGTACCAAAGATAGGCATGGCTAAACCTGCTCCTAGGTCAAACCCCATTGTCATCGTCCCGCAATAGGATACACACATTTGTCACCTATGCGCCGCCACTCGGGCGGGCAGTAGCAATGCGACGAGTCACACTTTTGGGGATGAGCTACCGGCTTCCAGCCGGGAGGGTTGGCCGGATATGCGTGCCCATTTTGGGCGAAGGCGGAAGACGAGAACAGTAGAAGAACGATCAACAATCTAGCCATTGTCGCAATCCCTCATTGCCATGTAGACCATGCAGAGTGTTAGCCGCAGGTGCTCCTCGTTCTTGTGGTCAAACGACTCCAGCTTGAAGTCGCCGTTGCGCTGTTTAGTGGGCCAATGCCGGTTGGCGTACTCGCGGAACCGAGCCACACCGGCCTTGATGATCGCATCGTTGGGGGCGAGTGCTTCCACAATGTCGTCCTGTACCGGCCGGCTGTCGTCGGGCGCGGGGTCGCTATCGGTGCGAATCTTAATTCGAATTGGGAGGCGCATGGTTCTCGGCTTTCTGATCTATCTTGGCATCCATCTCGCCCAACTTTGCCTGAATTGCCTCACCCACAGCCAGCGTTACTATCGCGGTATTCGCCGCCACCTTCTGGGCGGTCAGCAACCGATTGGTGTTCGTATCAGCCTTGACGGATGCCTCCTCCTGCCGTGCCAGGAGTAATTTCCGCGCCTTCTCGGCCCGCTCTTCCATCTCGTCCTGCCGCTTGTAGTCCATGCGCTTCATGACTCTGGCGTTGTAATTGGTGATGAACGCCATGATGGCTGGCGCAAAGACTGAAACTATCAGGGCCAGCCAGAACTGTTCCATCAATTCCACCAAGAATTCCAGTAGGATCAAAAGGATATAGCCGGCCCACACCAACCACAAGCCCAATACCGTGTAAAGGAAGACTCCGGCCAATAACCAAGAAACCCTATACGTCGGTCGGTCCTCCTGGAACTTCTGGAGGAAGCGCGCTTTGGAATGTGGCGGAATCGGCCTCCAGTTGTGCAAGTAGAACATTGATACTATCCATAGTGGCATTGCTACCAGTGATAAGACCAGCGATAGCTTGCACGTAGGGGACCTCGCTGATCACGCCTTGCTCAATCGCGGGCGCGAGCTTGATCAACGCCATGACGATCTGCTCGGCAAGAGAAAGTGCGGTCGGGATGTCTATGCTCATTGTGAGGCTCCGTTGAGGACAGTCTGGATGCCGGTTACCGCCGTGGTAACGGCTCCGATGACGTTGCTGGCGTCAACATTGGGGTATGCGGTCACGAAGGCTACAGCCGCCTTCATGGAGGCGATTGCCTTGCGGTCTGCACCTTGCAGGCGCACGAGGACGGATCGCTTGGCGCACGGAGGCGTAACACTGTTGTCCTTGTGGCAGAGCGGGAGTTGCTTGTAGACATTCTCGGCCGACAAGACGGTGCCGTAGATGCCTTCCGCAGCCCACAGCGAGTTCAACCCAACTCTGCCTTGGAGGTTGAGCGAAGGTAACTGGAACGAGGCGCACCCGGAAAGAGCGAGTGCGAGAGGGATGACTAAGATCTTCATTTGCAGTCTCCTATGTGATGTTTACGTTTCCGGATTTGACGGCGCCCGGCGCGCTCATGGCAGGGTAGGCCTTGCAGGCCACGATAGAGCAAGTCCCAGAGGCTTGGCTGAAATTAGCACTCCCAAATGCGCAGGAGGAAAAGGTCGTGTGACCGGCTTGTCGGAGAAGAACCGGAGACGAAATAACACAACTGTTGAACACACTGTATGCTGTACCGCTGCCGCCATCATAGATGCCGATACTGGCGGCATAATCACCAGAGAAGTCGCACTGTTCGAAGTGATTCTCCATGACGCCGCCCCCCGGCAGCGGAGTGCCCTGATAGAACCCGTATTGGCAATGCTGCCCGCTGGTGTCGAATTTGCAACGCTTGTACCAGTTGGCGCCGTTAGAAACCAAGGAGGCAAACTTCCATCCTGAAATAAAACAATTCTCGATCTGCCCATCGACCCCATTATTGAATAGTGCCGAATTACCGCCCCAAATTCGGCAATTGGAGATATGCACCGGAGCATTGACGGCAATTGAAACAGCGTTGCTGTTGGTGGCATTTGGGTTGGTATATCCGCACACGAAGGCATCGCGCAGAGCCGCATGGCTGCAAGTAGAATCAAAGACAATGACCCCGACATCCTCGTTCTGAGACTGTAAGAACGTCCCACCGTAACCTTGCCCGCTGCATTGCAGGATTACGCCGCCTTTCATCACCAAGTTCTGGATGAAGAAATTACCAGGAGGGACGATCACGAAGCCGCCCCCATTGGCGTTGTACATGCCATCTATGGCGCCCTGGAACGCTTGCGTATCGGTGCGTCCAGTCCCGAGCCAGTCTGTGACGGAGGCGTATTGGCTCATGGCTTTGTATGGTTGACGATGTTGAACTTGACTTGAAGACACCCCCCCGGCTCCCACCCAACATGCCATAGCACACGTTTCCCAGAGTAGGAAACGAAAGGCAGAGGTATAGGGAGACGGATAAGGCTCCATTTCCAGCGCCGTGAGTCTCCGATGTCGGCCCATTCGGTGACCATGACGGGGGCTGGGCCAGTGACGTTGAAGTTTCTATCGCTGACGCCGACTACATAATTCAGGAAATTCATGAAAGGGTTGCGCAGGTACCAGAAGACATAGCGCCACCACAGAGGGCGTGTGGGCAGGTACCAAGACGGCGGGTCGGGTTCGCTGTCATTGCCGAACCACCAGATCGGATTGATCTTGTCCCACCATGGCCTCAGTGTGCGGCCCGACACTGCGACGGTCTCGATCATGTTTCCGGCACGTTAGGCCACGGATTCGGCATCACCCATGCCTGTGTCGGCAATGGCACCCTTTGAAGGACAGAGAGATATGCAGTCGTTCTTTCCGTAGTAGAGTATCGAGCCGCGACCGTCCCATCTGCGGATCTCTCTACGTTGAACCCTCTCATAGTCAGAAGATCGTTATCTACAAACCAACCGAGAGCTTCTTTAACTGCTGGAGCGGAATGGTCTCCGTTCCGGTAGTCACCCGGACAGCAGTGGTAGTGCATAAGAATTTCAATTTCCAAAAGAGTCATGGACTCCTCTTCGGCGGGTCTACAGCTGATGTCACATTGGGAGGCAGCGCGTCGGCCAGCGCCTTCTCGGCGGCCGGTAGAACGATCTGCGGAGGCGGTACCCCCGGCTCTACCGGCTTGGCGGCCGCCTTCATGATGCTGGCGCGACTATTCGCGTACAGCGACCACAGCGACCCGACAACAATCATGGCAGGCCCGGCGATGGTAAGGGCAGAGTTTACGAGGTTGTTGGTGGACGCTGCGTTGGCGCCCAGTCCTATGGCCAAGGTACCGAGCGCAGGCAGAAGGAGGCGAAGCTGTCCCATCCACTGGTCTTGAGAGGGGGTTAGGTCTAGGCTCATAGCAGGCTCCAGATTAGTTGCGCGATGTCAATCAACTCATGGATCACCAGCAACAAGACAGCAAGAAAGACTACAACCTGGACCGGGCCTATGTTGCTCCACCACCCAGCCGGCGTAACGTGCTTATCCAGCCAGTGCTCCAAGTTGTCCCTATCGTCCTCGTCGGGCATAGAAGCTGGCTCGATCCTTGTCGTCTTTGGTCAGGAAATATCCGTGGTGCTTCATACTCCTGATCCTGATACCGCGACGTATGAGTTTCTTGTTCATGCGGTAGATCGCCGCCGTTTCTGCGTTTTCGCTTACGGCATCGTTCTTGCCGCCAGACAAGAACAACTGCAAGGTCTGGCGCGATACGACCTCACGATTCATAAGGAGGCTAAATAGACCCGGCTCGTTGCCGACGAGACCAAGAACCGTCCACCATTCCTTATCCGGCTTTAGCAGCCGCTCCAGTTGGAGGATTCGTTCCCGCAACGACCGGATCTCGGCCTCCAACCCACCAAGAGGCGAGGGCGGTCTGGGTCTTGTCTCCCCAGAGGAACTTTGACAGGTCTGCGCCATCTTCCAACCCATCCACCGTATGAGGTCCCGGTCCTTGGCCGTCGCCCGTGTACTGCCACAGGTCGGGGCCGTTTGTCCATGGCAGGTCGTCTCCGTTTACGTCGTAGTTCTTCCACCGAGGGCCATACTCGCAGCCCCACAGCGGTCTCTTGGCGAGGAAATCCCGTTGCTGGTCGTCAAGATCAGGGACGAATCTCTTGATACGATCGCCGCCGTAGATGACGCAGGGGCGGCCTATGCGCTGGTCTACGCGGTCCAGAAACTCCAGCGCCATAGCCATTTTCATGTCGTGTCTAGGGTTGTTCTCAAAGTCGAGGCAGTAGAGCATGTCGATGTCCACTCCCGCCACCGTGAGGAACCTATCGACGTTCTCCTTCACGTCGTCGTCGGTGGCGAAGTCGTAGGCGCCCCATAGAAAACCGAACGTCAGAGCAAGGTCTTTACGGTTCTGATAGAGCGGGTCTGTAAAGCGTATCCCTTGCGAGGCCTTGTGAATGACACCTGATACGAGTCCGGTGTCCTTGAGCGCACCGAAGTCTATCGGGTTGGCGTGGTTCAAGTCGGCGACAAGAACTGTCATTTAATGCCTGTGATGTTGATGTTGATGCCAGCGACCGCATGAAGAAGCGGGATGACGACGTAGAACAGGATGATGGCCACCACCACGATGATGATGATGACATCTATCGCCTGCGCAATGATCGGTTCCATCGGAATGATCGCCACGATCCTCCGAACGGCCCAGAAGACAAAGCCTGCGATCAACAAGGCAATGATGACTTGGACCAATAGGTTTATCATTTGGTCTCCTCCCAAAACTTCTTGAGGTATGTCCATTTGTCGAGCGAACCCTGGTCGGCAAGGTTGGCGCACTCGATGAGTTGTAGTTGGCGGAAGAACTCCGGAGTTAGCTGCGTCTTCTGATCATATCTCAGATCGACCGTGATCAGATCAGGGCCGTGCTGCCGATCCAGAGTCCGGGGGCGGTCCAGCACCGAGAATGTGTAGGCCAGCGCCTCTGCTTCCTTGCCGAACTCGGTGGCCACCATGGCCCGGTTATCCGGACTTGGACATAAAATCTGTTGGTGAAAAGCGTTTGTCCCATACACGGAGTGTAGCCCACCTGCCAGGGCCACCGAGGAGGAGTGTGATGGTGCCATCTCCAGAAGGTGGTATGTCCTCATCAAGTGGTCGTGGAGGGTTCCCTTGCCGTGCTTGTGCTTCAATGCCCCATGCTCCACGAGGAAGCGGGACAGCTTCTCGAATGTCTCCGAACGGCGGGAGCGCGTCTTGAACATCAGGGTGGTTCTCAGGATCGTGCATTTTCGTGACACCGCTCTGGCTGCATGCAGCATGTTGGAAGGAATAATCAGCGCGCGGTTGGGGCGCGGCAGGGTTGCTTCAAGATCATTGCCATTGAGAATCACAGTCTCTCCGGCCCAATCAGGAGCCCATTCCTCGCACATATAGAGGATGATGGTGTGGGTATCAGGATCTTCGCTGTCGCGATGGAAATATCCATCGGTGCCGTAGGTGTAGCCGTTGGCGTAGCAACGAACGACCGGATTATTCCCCAAGGCGGCGGCGGGGCCGGCCATATTCCAAGCGCCGACTAACTCCAACGGCAACATCCATATCAGATCAGCAAGATTGTCCCGGTTGTCGTGTACCGGCTTCCAACTCCAATGCCCGTGCGGGTCAGTCTTTGAATTGCTCTTGGAGCCGTACTCCATGGGTTGCTCCTGAATGTATTTCAGGAGCTTCATATAAGAGTCTGCCGGCAGGAATTGGTCAATTTCTCGAATATCATTGTTCATGGGGTGGCCATGTACCGCACCATCTGCAATAGGCGGCACTCGGAGGTTTTGGATCATCACCTTGCAGCAACGGGACCGACGTGCGTTGGTGAAGACCCCCGCTGTGATCCAGCACTGCCACATTGACCAGGCGAAGCCCCCATACATAGACCACGGTGGAGGTCATGGGGGCTTCAAGCCCAGAATCGTATGATTTGTAGACCATCATGTCCTGATGGTCGCGGCCTACCGGATAGTACCAGACTTTGCTCCCGATCGTCGGCTTGATCATCTGGGGCTCCATGAAGAGGTATGGGCCGGATGTGCCCCACAAAACTAGGTGCATGTAGTTCTGTGCATCCGGCCCCACCCACACAAGCGAGGGGGTGGGGGGCCTGAGGTCGCCTGTGTGAACCAAACACGATACTAAATAAGTGCCGGCGTCAGCCACCTGCGGGTCCATGACGTTCTGAGATGCCTCCCGCCCGATGTGGCCTTCTCCCCGAGCCGCCGGCTACCCAGGAGGACAACATGGCATCGCAGTATTCTAGGCACGTCTTCAGTCGCGCAACCTACATAGCAGGTCTGTGGGGCGTGTCAAGTCCTGACGTGTTGGTATGTCATGCGCCGACCTTCGGGATCAAGCAAATCGGCTCGCCACTGGATGGAATGACGAACAGGATTACATTGTCGATCGGATTGCCTTGTGTGGTCTGTAGCTTCCTGCGCGGCACCGCAAAGACCGTGCCGTCAGGGAAAATGCCCTTCCCATTCAGGATGCGTACCTTGAAATCCCCCGTAACCGCGTCCTCCCCGGCCATCTCGGAGTCGAAGGCTTCACTCTCCCCGCAGCAGCTATACTCGGGGTAGTCTGGCCGCATGAGTTGCTGGAACCACTTGCGGACCTCCGGGGGCTGCCGTGACCACTGGCCATCGTCACGGGCCACCGCCGCGCGCGCCGCCAGAACCATCACAATGATCGTGCACAGCCACGATATGACCGCCAGCCCAATCAACTGCCAGATCGTCCACCGTGGATATTCCCTCCTGGCCATATGGTTCCCCCTACAAAAAGGAGCGCGAGCTTATCCACCTGCCTCGAACGGAGAAGAGACCGATGCACCCACTCGCGCCCAAGTTATACGGTGGCGGGCTTCTGAACCATCCCCCGGGTGGTCGTTAGGCCAATCCTTGTTAGCCTTTTAGCGGGGTGTGTTGTTCCTTGATCGTGGCTGGCCGTGTCACAGCCCTTTGGACTCAATCAAGGCACATCCCAACTCCCAGGTTTGCGAGGTATCCCGCAGCTCCGTCTTCTCCCCTCCTTAGGGGCACCGTATTGGCAGGCAATCCGCCGGGGCATCGAACCCCGCACACCGGCTCTCCGGTTCCCACCGTAGACCTTATCGGTAACCGTCGTTACCGACGACTTCATACCGTGGTCGTTGGCACGTCCAACAAAATGTTCCCAGCATTGCGGATAACCCAGCCACACACCTCTCACCAAAACCCAACAATGTCAAGTGCTGACAGGAACACCAGGGACACCTTTTTCCTTTGGGGCGGGGGATGGTTGGGGCGGCCGCCTTCTCCTCTCTCGGCCCCATCGGCCCCGCGCACGCTCGCGCGCGCTGGGGTAGACGAGGGGTCGGGGCGGTTCACATGATGACCAGATACCAGGGACAGAGGGGCTAAGTGCTTGATATATCGGTGTTCCGTGATACGGGTACGCGTGTCGGGAAGCACTTGGTGTCATCTCTGGCGTCATCTCCTAGGTGCCACAAGCGCTGCTGTAAGCAAGGAGTCTTCCGAGGGAGTACTTGCGGTTTCGTTCTGGCATCTCTCTCCACCCTACACTTAAGCTTTGAGCCCGCGCGCCTTCTTTAGCGCGGGTAGTGAGTACCGTCGTTCTCTGTAGCCTCGTGCTCGGTGGCGCCGAGATATCGGTGCCGCCTGGCAGTGGCTTCCTGTAGGGCGCGTCGGGCTGTCAGTGGGGGGAGGTACCGCGCGCGAGGCTATCTGACTCGGTATAGGTCAGTCAAGATGACATATAATCCGGTAATTGGTTGATAGTACTGCAACAATAGAGATAGGACCGGATCGGACCCATTTGTAATGAAACATTAATGTAGTGTGCTCGTCTTGTACCGTATTTGTAATGTCCTGGTAATGACATTTTACGTGAGACGTGTATTCTATGGGACAAGAGAACGGACCTGGGAATTCCTCACGGTGGCACCTATGACAGGGTGCGGTAACGGGCTGAAACATCTCTATCGTATAAGATTGCAGTGCTAGCCGATCTACGGGTCGGCTATAGCGGCAATCCTGCCGAATACGGGAAAACATCATATGACCTACGTTGACACTACCGATCCGATCGCCCGCATGAACGCCGCCAAGGATGCTCGGCGACAATCGGTAATATGAAACGCGGTATCTTCATCGAACGAACGCGAGACGGCGCCGGGAACCTCTGCTTTTCGGCGGTTGTTTGGTGGCTTAGTCACGGCAATAAAGTACTGAATATGCGTTATCCATCGCTTACGTTTGTCGGCGGGTGGCGCCCGTATTTCAATTTCAACTGATCCCGCGACGGGTGGCCTACGGGCCACCTATCGGGCGATCATGCCCCTAGGAAAACCACCATGACCAAGAAAGACTATATCGCGGTCGCGGCCGTCTTTTCGGCTGCAATCCCCAAAGCAAAGACCATCAACGGGACCGATATGTGGCTTCATCTGCGGAGCGAGTTAATAGTCCTCTTTCGGGAGGATAACCCGCGTTTTGAAGCAAGCCGGTTTGTTGCCGCGACCGAGCAGGAAGCGTGGAACGTATCATGAAAACAAAGTCACAGACCGTCGCGGCCGACGTCGCCGCGTTGCTACGTGCCAGAAACCCGCTTTTGTGGATTGTCACCCGGGAAGAGGCCCGGGTGGAACGGTACCTGATCGAAGCCGCCGCCGCCGCCGGCTATATCCCGCGCACCTGGGACGTTGCGGCAGGCGTCTGCGACCTGGCAGGCAAGCGGCTTCCCGATATCGGCGGGACCGACCCGGGTGAAACGCTAGGCGCTATAGCCTCTAGGACCACCGAACGCGGCGTTTGGATTATGCGCGACATGCCGGCGTGGTTGACGGGTCCAGGCGGCATCGTGACCCTGCGGCAGGTGCGCAATCTGGCCCGGTCTCTGCCGGGCCGCCCGCGCGAGCAGGCGCAGGCGATTATCGTCATCTCGCCATCGGGCGATGTCCCGGCCGAGCTTTCCAGCCACGCGACCGTCCTCGAGTGGCCGTTGCCAGACCGGGAAGAGATAGCCGCCATACTGGACTCGGCTATTGATTCCCTACCGGACGAGATGAAGGCCAGTGCGGCCCCGAACGGCTCGCGCGACGCCGCCATTGACGCCGCGGTAGGGTTGGCAGGAGATGAGGCCGCCGCGACCTATGCCAAGTCCCTTGTGCAATTACGGCGGATCGATCCTGCCGCCGTTGCCCAAGAGAAACGCCGCGTCATCTCGCGCGGCGGCATGCTGGAATGGTTCGACCCGCTGCCGGGCGGTCTGGCGGCGGTCGGTGGCTTGGAGAACCTCAAGACGTGGCTCACGGCTCGATCGGCCGCCTACTCTCCGGCGGCACGGGCCTACGGCCTGCCGGCCCCTCGTGGAGCTCTACTCGCCGGCATTCCGGGTTGCGGCAAGAGCCTTACGGCCAAGGCGATCGCCACGGCGTGGGGCGTGCCGCTCCTGCGGCTCGACATGAACGGGCTCAAGTCCAAGTTCGTGGGCGAGAGCGAAGGCAACCTACGGAAAGCCTTTCGCATCATCGAGGCGATCGGCCGTTGCGTCGTATGGGTGGACGAGATCGAAAAGGCGCTATCTGGCGCAACGCAAGGCGCGGCCGATGGCGGGGTGTCGAGCGACGCTCTCGGTACGCTCCTATCATGGATGCAGGAACGCCAAGGTCAGGCGTTCGTGATCGCGACCGCTAACGATGTCGAATCACTCCCGCCTGAACTACTCCGCAAGGGCAGGTTTGACGAGATTTGGTGGATTGATCTGCCGACCCGGTTTGAGAGAGTGGCCATCCTAAAGGCAACATTGAAGGCATACGGCCGGGAAGTCGGCGAAGACGAACTCAAGGCCATTGCCGAGGCAACCTCTGACTTCACAGGATCGGAAATCGCGGCAATCGTCCCAGATGCACTGTTTACGGCGTTCGCCGACGGGGGGCGCGACATCTGTATGGCCGACCTACTCGCCGCCCGCGACACTGTTGTCCCACTCGCCAAGACCGCAGCCGAGAAAATCAATCGGCTCCGGGCATGGGCGCAAGGCCGAGCTCGGCCTGCCACCAAAACAGAAACCGCCGCCACCGAGGCCCCTGCACGGCTTCGCGTACTGGATATGTGACGTTTCGACTCGGGCGCCTACGGGGCGCCCGCACGAAGCGCCAACCAGGTTTAAATCCGGTTTAAATCCGCTTCTAACCCGCCACCATAGGAGAGCACCCATGATGACCCTAAAGCCTACCACCATCCGGCCTGGACTCCTTGTGTCCCTGAAAACATCCCTCGCCGGCAATGTGTCGTATCAGACGCGCGACATCGACCCGGACCATATCGACGGCGGCAAGCTGGTGGCTCGCTGGGAAACCGAGCGGACCATTCAAGACCCGGCCGAACACGAACGCGCCGTGAAGGAACGCGGCCGTGCCCGCGCCGTGATTACCGGAGTGTGCGCCAAGTCGGCATTCGGGTTGCTTTGCCCGGAAGAGCAACAGGACCGACTGGAATCCGCAATGGCCGAGGCCCGAGGAATCGTGGATGCTTTCAATAAGACCGCCACCCGGACCCGAATCAACATTTATACGATCGTCGGGCGGGTTGCCCAGGACGACGTTGAGGCGGTTCGGGCGATCAACTCGGAAGTGAGCGACCTCTTGGCCGCCATGCAAGAAGGCGTGCGGAACATGGACGCCACTGCGATCCGTGACGCGGCGAACAAGGTCAAAGGCCTTGGCGCCATGCTAGAGCCTGGCGCCTCCGAGCGGGTCAACGCCGCGATCGCGGTGGCGCGCGGCGTGGCGAGGACCATCGTCAAAGCCGGCGAGCAGGCGTCTACGGTCATAGACACGGCCGCACTCAATGCCATTGCGGCTGCCCGCACGGCGTTTCTGGACCTGGGCGAGCAACAGGAGATAGCCGAGGTAGTGACCACGGCGGCAGCAGTAGACTTCGACCCGGAACCGACCGAGGTAGCGGCACCGGTCCAACCGGCTTCGCTCTTTGAAATGTTCAACGAGGAGGAATCCAATGCCTTGTGACACCAAGCTAAAGCCCAAGCAAACCATGAGCGAGCGCGCGGCGGATATACGCACCATGGTCGCGCGTCTGGCCAAGGGCCTCGCCAGCGGCAGCATAAAAGCTGTCGTTGGCCCGCAAGGCGCGGTCGCGTTCACTGGTCTTAGTGAATGGGAGCGCGACGGCGTGACGGACGCTTGTGCCTATCGCCGCGTCATGGCGACCGGCAGCGCACTAGCCCGGGCAGCAATCGCCCGGGCCGAGCAATTAAGCGGGCGCGCGGTTGACCAGAAAGCCGTAGCGCACGGTACACACAGCCACGATGGAGGGGTGACATGGCACGGCAAAGGATGAGGAGTTTGCCCGGAATCAAATGCCTTGATTGCGGGCGGTTTATTTCGTTTCTAGACATAGCGAACGGCAAGGCAATCCACCGCTTGTTGACGCCTCAAACGTCAGAGACCAGCGAAGAATGGGAATCGGTTTGTGAGGATTGCTGGACTCGGGGAAGGTTGAAATCGGAGAAAGTGTCATGAGACGCATGATTATAGCAGCGCTGTTGGTCACCACATGCGCCGGCCTGCTGGAGCGGGGCGCAAGCTCCGCCCCAGCTCCACAGTGGACGGCGCAAGCCGTCCGCACCCATGTCCCGCTGCGATGGGAGAACGGCGCCTATCTGGTCCCGGTCACCATCAATAACATGACCAGAGAGTTCATGCTCGACTCTGGCTCCGCCGATGTCAGTATCTCGATAGAGATGTTTCATAACTTCGCTCAATTGCCCGCGATCGAAACCAGTGGGCAGTATCTCACGTCGAGCGGCGAGGTTTACAGCAAGGGCCGGTTTCATGCCAGCGTGACGGTCGGGGGGATCACTTTCGACCGAGTAGCTATGTCGGTAGCTCCTGCCGGTGCCCCCATGCTGCTAGGTATGGCGTACCTGGGAAGACTCAAGTCGTGGTCTATCGACAACACCATGCTGCAATTAACTATGGAAAGGAGATAGACCATGGATCGCTGGTACCCTCCGACACGTCTGGAG